GTGTTGCGCTGCTTGTAATCTTTACTCGGGCACCAAACGGAATCCGGCTGTCACCGCTTAACCAAACTCCGTCCTCCGTGTCTGCAACCTGCAATTCCACGTCATACAAAACGGAATCAGAATTGAGGCAGTAAACAGTCGGGCAGCGTGTCGGGTTGCCTGTCTGCGATTCGCTCATGGTGTCGGCTCTTCGTCTGTGCCAGTGTCAGGTTCAACCGTCGTGGGGTCTGCGTCGCTTAATAGCTTCACGCGGATTTGCTCGCCGTTTCGGCATAGAATAAAGTCGTGGTTTGGTGAGCCTGTGCCGCCGCCCGAGCGAAACCTGATTTGCGTTCCAGTTGGCTTGCGCTGAATCCAATAGTCAGGCCCCTCGACAAGCTCGGAAGATTTCGACGCCGCAAGAAACAGGTTCAGCCATCGCGTCAACGGGCTGTTGCCTGCTAGCTTTGTCGGCCATTTAATCACACCAAGCTTCCGTAAAGGAACGTTGACCAGTTTTCAAGCGTCCATTGCTGCGTAATCTCAATTCGGCCAGCGCCGCGATACGTAACGGAAGGCTGCTTTTTGAGCCAACCCGTAGCGTAACCAGATGCCGCCGATGGGACGTTGCCTTGAGCCGCCGCAACCGCGTCGGAAATGGATGCCGGAATTGAAGCAAAGCTTTGAATGGTGCCAAGGCTAAAGATACGGTTGACGCTGTTGTATGCGCTGCTTATTGCGCTGTAGTTTCTGCTTACGATTCGCGTCCATCGCAGTCCCGCTGTCGGCGCTTGAATTTCGGTTGTGCCGCGCAAAATCAGCAATGAAAAATCAACGGCGTTGGCGCTGGTCAACTGGTCAAGCAATGCGTCGTAGTCTTGACCGGTGTCAGCCGCAAATCCTTGGAGTGCGGTTTGCTCTGCCGTGGAAAGCGCGCGGAATGAATCTAGCTCAAAGATGCTTTTGGTTACGTCAACGTCTGTAATCTCCCACTGATCTTCAAACGTGTCCGGGTCATTTGTCCCGGCGTCTGGCGTGGCAACTTCTACCCGATACGGCGGGCCGCTTTCATCTAGGTCAACGGCGTTGGTGCCGACTGCGCGTTGCGACGAGTAGAAGTTCTGAGCCTCTGACAGAATGCCAGACTCATAAACAAAAACCGTGCTGTCACCTTGCCCCGGCACATAACGCCGAGTGACTCCGCGAAATACCATTCCTTGCTGGCCTTTGACGGTTGCGCTCATGCTGGTATCACTTCTCCGTTTCCGCGCGCGGTGTTGCGCTCAATTTTCTTTTGCAGTTCAACCTGCTGCTTTAATAGCGTTTCCGTCTTTGGCACGCCGCCGACTTGTGCGCCGATGCGTTGCAGCTGATTAACCGATTGCTGCGACTGCGACAATGGCCGCGCCGCTTCTGCCTCGGCTTTCGGCTGAATGTCAACCGGCTCCATTTGCGCGCGGGCTAGGGCTTCGCGCCGCCGCTGCCGTTCTTGCGCGCGGGCTTGATCGCGTGCGACTTGGTCTTGAACCGCACCTTCAAATCCCTGTTGGAATCCTTCTCGCGCTAGCCGAAACGTCTCTTGAATGTTTTGCATCACGCCTTGCGTCGGTTGCCCGAATTGCATGGCGTCTTTTACCTTGTCAAAACCAACCAGAAGCCCCGTAAAAAACGCTTCAAAAACGTCCGTTGTTTTGTTGGTAAATCCGGCGATGACGTTGGTGATTTGCCCGAAGCCGTTTTCAAACCGCAAAACCAATTCGTCAACGCGGTCCCCGGTTTCGTCTAGGTTGTCAACGAGGTCATTCTGCAAAATAATTCCAAGCTCGCGCGCGCGTTCCGACGATTGTTCCAATCCGTTAAACATCATCGGCAAAACCGACGCGCCAGACTTTCCAAAAAGCGTCATCGCATTTGTAAGCGTCTGCGTGTTGCTAGCCGCGCCGTCTAGCTGTTTGGCGATTGCGTCAAACAATGCCGGTGCGTTTTGTGTCTGCAGCTGTTCAACTGTGATGCCTAGCTTTTCAAATGCTGCCATCGCCTTGTTGTCAGCGCCGCCGGTCAGCGCCTCTTTTTGAGCTTTTGCAACTTGGCGGATAGCAGTGGAAACCGCCGCCATATCGGTGCCGCTCATCTTTGCCGCAAAAGCCAATTCTTGAAACCGTTCCGCCGTCACGCCGATAGCCGCGCTTTGGTCTGCAATCTCGCCAGCACGGTCTAAGCTGCGTTTAATTCCTGCCGCAATAGCAGCGCCGCCGAATGCCGCCGTTAGCTGCGACGACACACTGCCGCGAATGCGTTTAGCCCATGCGCTAGACTGCGACTCGGCGCGCTTCAATCCCGACGCAAACCCCGTTGCGTTCAACCCGAGCTTGGCTAAAATCTCAAACGCCATTAGCTGGCCCTCCGTAGTGCGGCCTCGAGCTTGGCCTTTTCATCTTCCGGCACAGGTTGCGAATACTGCGCAAGATCAGAAACAAAATCTTCGTCCACAAGTTCAAGCCGGTCATCAATTGCAAGGCTAATTGCGTATTCGTGCAGGGCCGCGCACCAAGGCACGTTTAACGCCTGTTCTGGCGTGTAGTTTAGGTGCCGTTGCAAATAGACTTTGACCAGCATCGGAAGCGGGGCCGCAATGCGCTTGCCGTTCTGTTTCGGCGGCACGTAGCTGGGGGATTTGCTGCCGTCCTCAATGTATTTCCGAAACGCTGCCACGCATTCAACAAGCGAAACGCCAGACAGACGCACGCGCCAACCTAAAACCCGCGCGTGCCACGATGCCGCCGCTGAATCTAACGCCTTGACCGCATCGGAATAGTCGCGGCTGCAAACAATGATGCCAGTTAGCAGATCGCCAACCGTGAAAGGAACGCCAGCGGTGACAAACGCATTGCCTAGCCGCTGCAACAAAAGCAGATGCCCTAAAGAAAATGGTTTGAGCCGCGTGCCGATTACGCGCACCGGAAGCGGAATCGCAGCGCCCAAGAAATCAGTTGGGCGTGGAAGTTCCATGTGGGTTTATGCGCTGATATCGGGGGCAGCGGAAACGGTGAGATTGATACGTGCCGCGTCGCCAACTTGCTGAACGGCGCTTACTTCGTCAACGTGATAGTAGTTGCCCTCACCGTCGCCAAGAGAATCAGCCACAACAAGCGTGTCGCCGATGGCCGGCGTGGTGTAGCTGGTCGCGGTCACGAGGATTTCCAAATCCCAAAGCGATTCGACCCCGTGGTAAATCTTGGTTGCAATGTCGCCATCCTGCTCATACAGCATCGTCTTTTGCGCGGTCTTGCGATGCGTGGCGTTGATTACGCGGCCATAGCTGGTGGTCGTCGAAACGCCAACGCCCCACGAGCAAGCTGTCCCTTTTTTGACTTCGGCCATAAATTAGAATCTGTTAAATGTTCAAGCCGCACTATTAGCGCGGCTTCTAGTTTTGGCAAGCGATTTCTACAGTTCAGACGGCGCGCACCAAATCGCGCAACCCCATTCGCTAAACCAAGTCCGCTCCTCGCTGCCGTGTTCCTGCAACATTTGGCCGATGCCTATAACCGTAAATGCGTCCTCGTTGCTGTTGATCGTCTCGCGCAGGTCATCCATAGACAGCGCGTCAAAGATTGCGGCAACGAGCGCCCGATGCTGGTCTAGCGTGTATTCGTCGGCGTTGGTGACAATGCGGACTGCAACTGCCCCGGCGTAGCTGCCATACATGCCGATGCTGAATAGCTCGCTAAATTGCGCAGCCCTTACAATGGCCTTGGGCAATTCCTGTTCCGGCGTGTCGTCTTGCCCCGTGTAAACATTAACGCCCGTGCCAGCATCGGAAACAATGCGGGCAAAGGCGGATTCAACTTTGTTCAACAAATCGCTGTATGCCATTTATGGGCAGCATAAGGCGCGCTTCTACTTTTGCAAGCATCTTGCCATCTGCCAGCGTATTGGCATACTAGCCGCATGACACACGCGCCAGTTTACGGCAACGCGACACTAGCCGATATTCCCGCCGCTGACTTCACGGGCCGCATTGCGCAACCCAAGGTTGACGGTTGGCGCGCGGTTTATGCCGATGGATTTGTCACGTTTCGCAACGGCGGCAAGCGGGCTATCAGCGGCATTCCTAACGGTTGCATCCTTGACGGCGAACTTGTTGGAAACGTGTTCCATGCGTTTGACCTGCTAACAGTTGGCGGCGTGAACATTGCCGATTGCGCGCAGATTGATCGGCTGAAGGAATTGGAAAAGCTAGACGGCGATTTTATCCGCGTTCCGTGGTCAACTGACTGCCGCGCGATTGCCCGCCATGCTGAGTCTGAAGGCTTTGAGGGAATCGTTACCAAGCTTGCCCGCGCGCCGTATGGGAAAGGCTGCTGGTTGCGTTATAAACGCTCAATCACGGTTGACGCTGTGGTGACAGTGGTTGACCGGCAAAAGCAGTCTGCCGCCATCCTCGTCGCGGGAAACGATGCCGGACGAATATTTGCCGTTCCTGCCCATGTCAACGCCGGAGATTTGATCGAATGCGAGGCAATGGAGTTTACCAAAACCGGCAAGCTGCGGCATGGGCGGTTTCTGCGGGTGCGGCAGGACTTAACGCACAACAAAGCCCGCTGACCGGCACGCTTCTTTTGCCTTATCTTCTAGGTGTTTTTTAATCGCCGCCGATTCCATGTTCATTCCGCGTTGTAGCGCGGTCTTAACTAGCGTTTGTGCGTAGGGGCGCAACTCGTTTCCATAATGATCTGCTGCAACAATCGCGCCCGCTTCTGCCACTGGATTCCAGCCGGGGCGCGCAATCTTGGCAATGCCATTAACGCCTCGATAGCTTTTCTCGTCTTGCTGCGGCGTCCCTTTTTGCGCTGCGTAACGGTCAAACCTCCGCACAGCAAACCGCCACAGCGACGCCAAATAACCCTTGCTGCGTAAACGCTTGGCGATTTTCTTCTCTACCTTGTCGTCAAGCGTGTTCCAATCCACCGCGTTTAGGTTGCCGTATTTCTTCCAATAGCCGCCCAAAATAATGTCCCGCATGCGGCCATTCTTGTTATACGTCAAAATTTTTCCGCTAGTTGCCCGCTTGTATTTGCCCGTGGCCCGGTCACGCACAACGCGCACCGACGTCACGCCTAGCTTCATGATCTCGTTTGTGTCGGCGCGCTTGGTGATGCGCATGGTTTTGAGAAGCAGGAAATACATGCGGGAATTGACTGCAACCGAAAGCTCGCGCGTAGAATTGCGCAACGCCGCGTCAACCAGTTTTGAAAACCGGCTGGAGTCAACTTCCATGCGGAGGCTCATGTTTTGTTCACGTTCATCAAATCCATCGCAACCAACGTCCGCCAATGATTCTGCCTTACGCGCTCAATGCGGAAGCTGCCGGTTTCTAGGCTGGTCGTGACGCGGTTTCCGACGCTAGGCAAACTTGGCAAATCCACCACGCGCGCCGTAATTGTCAGGTCATATTCAGCCAAAAAGCCGCCGTCCTGATTCGGCTTAGTGTTGGTTAGGTCCCCTGCCAAACATGCATATTCGCCGCCGTTCCATTGAAAACGGTGCCCGTCCATTTCCATGATTGCCGCCATGTCGGCGTCTTGGACTTGTTGGATATTCATAAAGCAAAAACCCCGCCCGCCGTTTCCAGCGAGCGGGGCCACACACAACAAACCGCCAACTCAGAAGCCGTCTTTGATCGTGTATTTCACGGTCAGATTAGTCACCGCCGTAGCGTTGCTATTGGCGATGGAAACGAGTTTAAGGTAGGGATAGCCGCTCACCGTAAAGTTGGTGATCGTGGTATTGACCGAGGTGCCGTTGCCGTTGGCGCGAAGCGTAAACGTCTTGGCGGTGTCCCAGTTGCTACCGTCAATTCCGGCTTGGAACGTAAACAGAACGCCAGCCGTGCCCGCGCCCGCAAGCTTAATGTCCGCGCCAACCGCAGTCACCGAGCCGGGGAAACGGCCAAGCACAAGGTTAACGGCGTTAGTGGTGTCGGCGGGAACGTTGTTGGTTCCGCCATTGAGAAGCACAACCGGCGACTGCGCAAACGCAGAGGCGGCCATGATGAACGTGCAAAGGGTAAGGAGCTTAATCATTGGATTCGATTTTCTTTGAGGGTTTGCGGGCAGGTTTGTTTTTGACGTGAAACTCAGCAAGTTTGCCTTGGTCGCTAGACCACTTTTCCACTTTGTCGTAATCCATCGGCTTGCCCATGCGGATTTCATTCCACATGAGAACTTGCGCTTTATACCCAACATCCGGCGAAGCGATAAACTCCGCCTTGTCAGATTTCCAGCCGATGATTGCAAACGTGGCAGGCATTAGCTATTAGGCAGATTTGATGACGTCGAGAACGGACGTGTCGCCAATCGCGGCACCAAACATGACGTCCCACGCCGCGTTATACTGACGCAGTTCGGGGTCAAAGTAGAGCGAGTAAATCGCCGAGATGCCAAGGGGCAAGCTGACAACGCTCTGCGAAATGTATTCCGCTTGACCGCCAACCTGCACGGGCAAACCGGAGCAAACAGCAACCGCGCTCGGGTCGCACGCAAGTCCAACAATGTTGGTGCCAGCGCCAGTCCAGCGGGTGTTTTCAAAGATGTCCTCAAAGCCAAGGAAACGGCCCGTGCCGGAAATGAACTCGGACTTCTTTTGGTATTTCAGTTTGGCGAAATAACCAGAATCAAGCACGGCATACTTGGTGTTGGCCTTCTTGATGTTGACATACATCTGAATCAGATCGTCCTCAGTAAACGTCTGGTAGCTGCCAACAAAGCTCGCCGCACCGGCGTTGCTGTTGGCTTCGGTCACGGGGGCAAGCGCCAAGTCCATAATCTTGTCAAAGAAAGCGCCCGCGTTCACGTCCGCGAGGTGTTCAAGGCGGGTGCCCTTCTGCAAATCTTCGTTGGAGATGCCGAAAAGCTGCGAAACCTGCGAAACGGTGACGGCGATATTGTCCAGCGTGGAGTTGCCCGCGCTAAAGTTGGTCGCGTTGGTTTGGGTGGTTGAGCCAGCCGTAGCCTTGCGCACTTGCACGGTCGCGCGGGGCTTCAACGGGTCGGTGCCAAAATCACGCGAAAACGCACGCAGCGGCGCAAGGCGATTTTGGGCGACGGTGACAAGCCGGTCTGACAGCATGTCAGTTACCAGCGCGGTATCAATGGTATTGGAAACGGCCATAGTTTTTGTTTATTAGTTGAGGGAGAAATGTTCGGGATGCTGCTTGCGGAAAGCGTCACGCTCGGGACCGGGTTTCATCGCGTTGTAAATTTCGCGGATGCTGGCCTTGGTCGGAGCGGAATCAGACTTCACCGGCTGATGACCAACCGCAGCCACAACTTGAGCGGCTTTAATCGACGCTGCCTTTTCGGTCTCAGCAGTAGCCTTGCTAATAGCTTCGGCATGCTGCGCCTTGGCGGTTTCAAGCGCGGTCTTGGCTTCAGCGGCGGCAGATTCGGCGGCGGTCAGCTTGGCGGAAAGCTCATTGGACAGGGCCATAGCGGCGTCCATGTCGGCCTTGAGCTTGGCGTTTTCGGCGGTCAACGTAGCGGCGTTTGCCTCAAGAGCGGCAATTTGTTCCTTGGCTTTTTCCAAGTCTTTAGCGGCAGTAAGAAAATTCATTGGTGCAATGTATTAGTTGAAGTGCTGATTCTGTCAAACAGTTTTTTTCATGGTGGCAATAATTTCTTCTAATGACGAAATGCCGTCAATAGCGCAAAGATCAACCGCCTCCGGTGCTAGCCACGTTTCTCCGGTAGCAATCGCGGCCATATCTACATTACGCCCGCGCGCGATTGCGTCCTTAAACATGCTAAAATACTGCGCAACCTCGGTTTCCAGTTTGCGGCGGATTTCGCCTTCGCTTAAGCCGCTCATAGCCTTTTCACGCGAGCTTGCAACCGTGATCACGTCAACCCCGGCGTTGCGCTCCATGCGGTCAGTCATTGGCATTCTGGCAATGACGCCGATGCTGCCAACGACACTGGCGCGCGTGGCGTAAATTTCCTCGGCCTGCGACGCAAACAGGTAAGCCAAAGACGCGCCGACGTTCTCAATCATGGCAACCATTGGCTTCTTTTGCCGTAACTGAAAAAGCGCGTCCGCCGCCTCAAACCCGCCCATGACACTGCCGCCGGGGCTGTCAATCCGCAGCAAAACCGATTTTACGTCCTCCCGCTGCCCGTATTCAGCCGCAAGTTTAGCAATCTGTTCCGAGCTAGTCGCGCCGCTGATGTTGGTAAACAAGTTGGCGCGCGGCATGATCGGGCCCATGATGGGAATGATACCAACGCCATCGGCAACTAGCGGCTCGGTGCCATCTTTGCCTTCAACCTTGCGCGGGTCTGCCCCGGCAAGGTGCGACTCGTAAACGTCCGCAACAAACTGAAACGCGCGTTCCTCAATAGCCCACGGCGTTCCGTATAAAACCGCGCCTGTTTTGCTAAGTTTCATCGGTATCCTCTGAATCAGGTTCTTCCATGTCCGCAGGTTCGTCTTCGGCAGAATCATCTTCCACGTCCGCAGCTTGCGGCGCTTCATTCGGCGTCAACATTTGAACCGCGCGCGGGTCAACGCCAGCCATCGCGGCTTGATCGCTGATAAACGCAGCCTCTTTGACTTTCTGCGTCACGACTTCTTCCCAATAGCGGCCATTGCCTGCGCACAGTTCTTCCAGCGATTTCGCGCCAATCTTGTAAAGCTCAATGTCCGCCTTGGTATCGCGCCCATTGTCCACCGTGAGCGTGCGCGGCTTCTGGTGTTCGATTTTATACCAATCCTCATCCGGCGGCAGAATCCCAAGCTCAATCGCTTTGGCAATGGCAAACGTGTGTTTGCGAATGGCGATGCGGTCGGCGATGCGTTGAACTTGCTCAATCGTCCGCATTGCCTGCGCAATTCTCATTCGCGTGTTTGCTCCCCGCATTGCGTCGGGATTGTGCAACTCAAGCGGCCAACCCATAGCAGCAAAGGCGCTACGCAAAATGTCGTTGCTAAACTCGCGCGCGTTTTGGGACGGGCGTTGGCTGTTTGGCGCTTCAATTTTGCTTCCGGTGCCAGCACGGAAATAGCGTACAGTGGAGTCGTCAAAGTATTCGACGCTAGGCGTAGCGTTGCCTTGCTGATTTTCGCCGCCGGGGACAATGCCGCCAACAAGGGCAGAGCCTAATCCTTGCGGTGCGCCGACTTCGTTGTGTTCAACAAGCGTGATTGAGGCTTCCGCCTTCAATGCAATCTTGAGCAGCGCCCGCAAATCCATGATGTCCGCCGCGTCATAGATGCACGGGGCAAGCCAAGACAAACCGCGCGCCTGATCGTAGAACTCCGGTCGGTATTCCATGAACATTGCCGATGCCGGAATGTCCTGATAATCGTCCGCGTCCATGGAGTTAAAAACGCGGTATGCCGTTGGCCGGTTGTATTGGTCAAGAATGACGCCGTTAATGATGCGGTAGCCGCGATAGCGCCCTTCCTTCACCACTGGCTCAGTGTTGGAAACCATGCCGATACGGTGCGCGGGGATGCTTTGATACATCGGCAACCCATCGGGCCCGTCCACTAGCAGCGTGGCGCAATCACCGTCGCGGATGATCGAAATCAAGTCCAGAATCAAACCCGTCCGAAAGTCATACGGCAAACCGCGCACGTCGCAGGCTTTGTCATGCTCGTAAAGCCACTCCTCCATGCGCAGTCCCCATTCCCGATTCCGGCCTTTGTATTGCACGTTATAGGCATCGCCAACGGAATACTCGCTAATCTGCGTCTGGCCTTCGCGGATAGGGCCAAAATTTGCGGACAGGTAGCGGGCCGCGCTCATGATCTCGCGCCAACCCCATTCGCTAACGTTTCCGCTAGTGTCGTAATCCGTGCGCGGAAAACGGCGCTTCTTGCTTTTGACGTCTGAATTGTTAGGCGCACCGGCATCAAACAAGCGAGAACTGCCGCCGCCGCCCATCCAGCGCCGCTTTTCGTTTACGCGATAGAGTTTAGCTGCCTGCATTGCCTTCGGTCCCTTCTCGGTAAACGTTGCGGAAACTAACGCTGGTCCGCGTAATCAGCGGCCCGTAAACCTCTGGTGCCAGCACTTTTTTCGCATACTGGCACGCCCGCAAAATCTCGCTCGGCGTTCCATCTGCCAACCGGCTAACGCTCATGCCTGTGCTAGACCACGACACAACAGAGCCGCCGCTAGTAACGGCTGCGGCTGCTTTTGTCTCAATGGCTAGGACTTGCTCAAGAGTCAGCCCTACCAGCGCATCTATCGGCATTGCCATTAGCGCAACTGATACGGCTAGCGGGCAGGATTAGCAAGCGGAAAGGTTATGGCGGCGGTAACTTAAAAATCCCCGCCTCAGACGCAAGCGGAATTTGCATAGACTCGCAATCCCATGCGTGGTTTGCGCGGCTGCCCAGCCTAATCCATTTGCCGTCTTCTTTTACTTCGCTGTTAATTTGCCGCATGTAATCATGCCCGATGTTTTTCGGAACTTCCCATCTGTGAGATTTTCCATCGCGCAAATTGGAAAGAATGTTTTTTGCGCCAACCGTTGCCCATATCCAAAACCTCAACCAACTTCCACGGCTTTCAAAGTTCAAAATTGAGTTGGTTTGATCGCGCAACGACTGAAACTCTATTTCTTTTCCTCCGTGGGTTTCGCGATGCTTAAAATATTCGCGCTTGTCGGACGCGCCCTTTAAGCCAATCCAACCGTAACGCCAGCAAGCATCATAGACCTCTTGCGTTCTGTCGCCGCCCGTGTCAACCGCAACTCCGCTTCCTAAAAGCTGAATCACTTCTGCCGTGGTCATCGGAACGCCCTTGCGCTGGCGCTCCAAGGCTTCGCGATAGTTTGCCTCTTTAATTTCAAACCGCTTCGCGATTTCGTGAGCATCGCTAAATGACAACGCGCGGCCCCAATGCAGCAACCGGCTTGAACCGTCGCGCTGCCATTCCCGAACCAAGCACCAAAGATGATCTTTCTGGACGTCAACCGTCAAAAACCGTATGCCCTGCCCGTTGGATAAAGCGCCTTCAATGTCAAACGTAGAAGGCTGAATGATTGGCGAACTGTCGTCATCCTGCCAGAAGTCCGCCATGCGTTTTAAGATAAACGTTTTTAGCGGCGTCATCAGGTTGTTTTTGCGCGCCTCAATCGCCTCCCGATATTCCGCAACCAGCGTTTCCCAAGGGGACCAGTAAAGCGCATTCCAACGCCGCGTCCGGTGTTTCTTTAGCTCGCCTTCGGTAACGTATTTGCCTTCATTGATAAATAGAGCTTTGGTCTTTGCGGTATCCTCAAAAGATTGCGAGCAAAATGGGCAAACATACCAGATGCGAGAAGCGTCTTTGTCCCATTGCAGCAAGTATTCCTTTTTCCCATCAATGTCTTTTTCCATCTTCAGCACTTGAAACGTGCCGCAACGCGGGCAGGGTTGGTGCCATTCGCTAAAGCTGGCAGCGGGAGAAAAACAGATGCGGTGCCACTCGCTGCCCCAAATGCCGCCCTGAGATGCGTTGACCTGTTTTGACATGCCCGCCCGCCGGAACGCTTCAATGCGCGCGTCGGCCTGCTTAAACATGCCATCTTCCCATTCCCAAAGCTCATCGTTTCCCTGATAGCGAATGGAGTTGCCTTGAAGGTTTCCAATGGTTGCCGATTGCACCGTAAGCGGCACGCAATCCGCAAAGACAAGCCCGTCTTTTCGTATTTTTCGATCATCGCGCGGCAGCTTTGTTTTAAGCGGCGGGCAAGCCTTAATCATTTCCAGCAATCGCGGCTCCCAATTTTTATCCCGCAATTGCTCGCTGTTGTAGTTAATCTGCGCTGGCCCCGGCTCGTTTGCCATTGCCCAAAGGAAAAAGACTTCCAGCGCCGTAGTGCCAACGCCTTGAATCGGCTTTAGGATGTTGACTTGCCGCACTGCCGGGTCTTTCAAATCCTCCAAAATCGCAATCGTGTGCGGTGCCGACTTCGCGTTAAACTTGCCCGGTGCCGACGATCCGCCAAGCGGCAAATAAACGTTTTCCGCTGCCCATTCGTGAATTGGCCGCGTGTCTCGTGGCGCAAACCCCATCCGCACCGCCGCGCGAAGCTCTGTAAAATCACGCTTCATTGGTTTCTAGCTCATCAATAAACCGCATCGCCTCGTCTTGAATCTTGCGCCTTAGCTCGTTTGCCTCTGGCTCGTTGTTGATTCGCTGTTGAACGGCATCTAGCCCCGCGTTCATTTGAGGCAAGCGAGTCAGCAACGTAAAGTCAGACGATGACGTGCAAATTGCCGCAAGCCGGGTCACAAACTCCGCAACGATTGACGCGGGAATCAACTTGCGCGCTTCTCGATCAATCTTAATTTGCTTTAGCTCAGTCGCTTTTTTCTTGTCGGCAATTTCAGCTTTGAGCTTTTCCGTAAATAGGTCGCCAACTTCCGCTTCGTTTTCTGGCGTCAGCATTCCGGCCCGCGCCATTTCGTGCGTCTGTGACTTTCCCTTGCCTATGCGGGCAGCAGTTGACCTAACTGAGTTGTCGGTTTTTTTCATTGTCCGGTCGCTGGTTTTATTTGCTCACATCTGTTTAATGCGCGCATGGCAACC